TCACCGAAGAGTACTGTTCCCTGACCTGGGAAAGTAACCAGCGGATTGACGCTGCTCTTGTACAGAGTGTCTCTGTCGGCTTTATGCGGATTGAAGCGAAGCTTAACGATGTTCTTGATCTGACCGCGGTTGAAGCCGGCTGGCGACCACCAAGGATCACGAAGGTTATCAGTGCGGGCGCAGAGACCAGCAACGTCACCATTCGTTGGCAGATAACGATAAACGTCGTTGTAGCGATCGTACTGATACTTATATCCCGAATCAACGACCGCGTAAGAGCTGTCATGAAGGGCATTACGCCAGTTAACGATAGCAGTGGCTTCATTACCCCTGTGTGAAGTTACGACTGAGTCGCTCGGTGTAACAAATACAACGCAATCTTTTCTCGTCTCACAGATATTGTCGATGATATAGTTAGCGAGCTGGAAGCCCGATACCGTCATTCCACCCTGTGAAGTTGTGCCGCCGATTGGCTTGCCTTGAAGAACGAGCGAGATATCAACGTCTTCAGCTGAAGCGAACTGGTCGTAACCTTCCGCGATAGTTGCGAGAGGAGCGGTAGACTCGCTGTAACCGTCTGTACCACCATTGAATGTGTATCTCGCTGGAAGAGCAGATGTAGCTGTTGTAACATTCACTGCAGTGTTTGAAACAGCAGATGTACGATCGTTGATAGCCCAGACATAAGCTGAGTTCTGATTGATTACGTCTTTATAGTAGTTAGTAGCGCCGCCGGTCGTCTTGGCGTCAGTCGCTCTAGAAAGATTCTGATATGATTCTAGAACCGTACCTGGAACACCCGTGAACTTACCGAGATAATCAACGACTACTATGTGCGTACCATCGATAGCTGAGGTGTTACCAAACTGAGCTACGTAATCCGTTTGAACTGGAGCACCATCGACTGAGTCATGATATTCCCAGTAATGGTTTACTTGAGGATTTACTGTGCTATTAGCTAAAAAGTTTGTTGATAGTGAGTAATTCGTATCAAGCAACAGTGTAACGATACTATGTGTAGCATTCGTTGTAGTCGCACCGATTGAATTGATCTTAACGTACTGTGAACCAATAGACGCGTTACCAACGACTAGAACGTCGCCAACTGCTAGAGAATTTACGATAGCACCCATGTAAGCGTTTGAAACAGCCGTGTTGCAGTTCGTTGGAGCTATTACCACGTTTGCCGTATCGAAAGACGTTGCATAGAGAGTAGCGTATGTGTCACCGATATTCAACGACATGTTTAAGTAGCTGTTTGCAGAAGTCGCATTGACTGAGCTGTTAACGACGAGGTTAGCAACACCCGCACCACCGACATTCGCGCCGCTGAACATAAGGTTAGATTCGTATTGTCCTGGTGTATCACAAACTGCAACTCTCAGCGAGTTACCGAGAGCGCCCGGCCACTTAGCTAGATATCTCAAGCCCGAATCAAAAGCACCGTGCGTTTGGAAATCATTTTCATTCTTAACTACCGAAGCAAGGATACCATTTGCCGATAAAGAAGATGAGTTACCGACAGCATTTAGGGCACCTACTGTAGTAGTTTCTGACAACGTATTAGCTGCACGAACTACATAGAGTGTATTAGTGTAGCCCAAGAAGTTGGCCGCAGTGAAGAATGTTTCGGCGTTATTTGCGTTTGGCTTGCCAAAAGTGTTTACGAGCTTCGTCTCGCTATCGATGAGGATTCTCTCACCGACCGGTCCCCAAGGGAAGATACCGGCGATAGCGCCCGTTGAAGTGGCGACAGCAGGAACGACCGTAGTTAGGTCGATCTCAGTGACATTAACGCCAGGGCTTAGTTGAAAAGGCATATGAGTTCTCCTTCCAGTGGAAAAGTATATTATATGATCTGACGATATTTATAAAAAGTCATTCTCTACATCTCTGTCGTCAGCCAACATCCAGTGACCACGTGGGATCTCAAGTTCTTCGTAGATCGCTTCAGTGCCATCATCTATGAATCCAAAAGGTAGAAGCTCTTCCATCAACTCGTCGTCAGTCTTTTCACGAAGCTTCTGTAATGTATTTATGTCTGTATAATCTTTGAAATAACTTTGATCTGAGAACCACGCGAACAAGACGAGGCCCATAACTAAGTCGTCATGTTTTCCGTCTTCCGCCTCGTAAGATTGACCCTTACGTGAGAATGTAGCTAACTCTTCAATGGTGTGGAAGTCATTGATGATGAGCTGGTTTTGCTCGATCAGTAGCTTGAGAATAGAGCAACCTGCGTTCTTAACGATCTTGGTTGTCCTGATACCCCAGTCAATATTCGTTCCACCGAATGTTGTAATTCTTTTGCCGGCTCGGCCGGCACTCTCAGTCATAAGAACGTTCTCGTACTCGAAGTCGTTCCTGAGAGCGTAACCTACCTGTTCACCGATGTCGTTGATTTCAACGAGCACCGCAGCATTGTTATAAAGTTTGGCTGTCTTATGAATGACAGCAGCATAATCTATAGGTGTGATCGTGTTGTTTCTATAGACACACACCTGGTTATAAGGCATCTGAGTCACGTCTATAACGTGGAACGCCGAGTAGTCTAAGCCCTTACCTCTCGATACGTCGGCTTGGATACAATAGATATGATTAGGTTCAGGTGTAAAGTACTGAGACATACCATCTTTGAAAGCGATAGGTCTCTGGTTTACGAGCTCTTTAAGTTTCCAACCGGCGATGAGAGTACCGGAAGAACCCAAGAACTCAACACAATACTCCTGCTCAAACTTAGCCATGTCAAAGTTCATAGCGGCTAATGTGTCAGCTTTCCACTTCTCATCTCGTCCCGGAACGTCATGCCACATGACTTGGATAGGATGATAGCCATTCCACTCCGGCGTGTTCATCTTATGAGCGTTAGCCCAGATCGCGTAGAAGTGATTCAAACCGTTTGGAGTAGAGACGAGGATGATCTTAGAATCTTTACCGGAAGAAATCGTAGGATAGACCGAAGTGAAGAAGTCATCCCAGTTCTCAATGAACGCTGACTCGTCGATGAATAGTAAGTTGATAGAGTAACCACGAATGGCGTCAGATGACGTAGCGGCGGCGATAACACGAGAGTTATTTTCCAGCACCATAGCACCGGCACGAAACTCTTTGATACCTTGCTGCAACCACTTAGGAAGATACTGATACGCGAGCTGGATACGCTGAAGAATTTCACGAGCAGTCTCGCCCTTGTTGGCGAGTAGACCTACAGTCTTCTCGGGATGAAAGATGATGTACCAAAGGATGAACGCACAAGTAACAGTCGACTTACCGGCCTGACGCGCGGTGGCGATGATACTGAAACGATTAGCCGCGAAAGACTTAATCATTTCTTGTTGATATGGATACAACTTAAAGTTTACGAGACCGCTATCGATACTCACGATCTTCATGTAAGTTTCGGTGAAGTAGATAGGATCTTGGGAACATTTTAGATACTCAGCAACTTGGTCAGCTGTCCACTCGATCCTTTGATCGGTTGGCTTAAGGTTAGCGTTACCGTTATATCCTTTAGTTCTTTTCTGCTGTTCCATTTCTCATATTCTCAATCATCTTCTGAAGTTCAGCCGTTGAACCAACGAAAAGATTATTAGTCACTGCTTTCGCGTCTTGATTAGTAGGTGAATCAACGTTGTCGATCTCACGAATCTTCTTCTGCAACTCTAAGAGATCTTTATTAGCATCTAACATAGTCTTCATCAGACCACTCAACACTTCAAAAGCTCTCGGGTGTTGGCTCTGATCTGCTATCTGAGATAACTTATCGATAGCAGTCAGACCGTTTTGAATGACTTCGTAAACGTTAGCTCGAGCCATCTCAAAGTCAGTCTTAGCACTATCATCATGTGCTTTGGCTTCCATCGTTTTTACCATGTCTATCTCTACAGGTTTCAGGTTGAGTGCTTTACCCAACGGATCATTGTTTGCATTCATGTGTTATTTTCACCTATCTCAATTACGTATCCATAGTCGTCTGTAGCTAAGATATCATGTGGATCGATCGACAACTCAGCGTTAGAAGTTGGTTGTCCGTTAGCAGTTAGACCCGGTTGAATATGTACGTATGAAACATAATCCTCAACACCAACTGCTTCTTTAATATCTCCTCTCGGAGTGTAGAAAAGTGTATTCGCGAAAAGAATGACTGGACTCTTCTTAACAGGTCCGTAGATGTACCCCTTCATAGTAAAATCTAAAGTCCAGATAATCGCTCTTCTTTCTGTAAAGCTTCCATCGTAAGTGTCATCTTGACTGATAGAATTCATTACAGTTGGAATATCCATCCTTACTTCAAGCTCTGGAATAAGTTTCAGAGTCGTCGTGAAGTCTGGCGTGAAGAAAGGTAAGATCTGTTCAATGATCTTAGTACCATCTTCCGCGTTCTTTACGTAAACATACAACCTAAATCCAATATCATATGGAACTGGATTATATTGATAGTTATACTTGTTATTTATGCTATTATTAGCGCTGGATATTCTACCGATAGTATTGAGTTTTCTTGAAGAATCATACTTCAAGTTAGTCATCTCAAACGACATGTAAGGTAGAGGAACGGTCGCAGACGGTCTATCGATATTAGGATCTTGCTGAAGGCGTGCCAACATCTTTTCTTTAGGCGCATATGTGATAGGCACCTTGATGACCGCTACCGGAGTATTATTCTTATCTGTTCTAATGATCGAGATGTCATCAAACAACGTACCAAAAAGCGTGACGTATTTTCTAATCGTAGAGAAATAAAAGTTTTGACCGAACATTAGAAATGACCTTCACTAAATGGATCTACTTGACTGAAGTCGATAAAGTCTAATGACTCTTCAGCGAATACTTCGTTAGTTCCCGTTCCAACAACATTCGTGATACTATATTTCTCGTTAGTGATATAGTCGCCATCTTCATTTTGTAAGTAGAAACCATCTTCAGTCATAATTGTGTAGTCAAGCTCATTGAGACTCATGCGCTTCTGCATAGCATCTATCTCAGCGATACCAGTGTTTAATCTTTCACCGGCGTATTCAAACAGTTCACAAGTAAGTTCCCAAGTTTGGAGAGCACCTAACTGATAGAACATCTCAAACTTATTGACGAACTTGATCTGGAAACATTTATTATTAAGCGGGAAGTATACTAAGTCACCTTCGCGAGGACGAGTAAAAGAAGTGTACTCACCGATCTCATTGTTAAAAACGCGCTGAGCTACGGAGAATACAACTTGATCTCTAATCTCAAGACCAAACTTAGACAAGAAGTTACCATCTCCATTAAATCCATCTACAGACTTAATGTACATCTCAATCTCATAGTTCTTATCATAGTAAGATTGATCGTCGGCCGTGTAAAGTGTATCCAACTTTCCTATATTACGTGGGATATAGATCATATCTTCACCGTAGATCTTGATCGACTCAATGATCAAGTTCTCAAGAAGCAACTGCTCCTGTGAAGCTTTGAAGTTATTAAAGAAAAAGTTGGTAGCCATCTTTAACCAATCATATCATAGACAGGTAAGCTGAAGCTGCTAATCATCTCTTGTTCCATAGCAGCGCGCTCTTGTCTAGCTTCGTCGTAAATCTTTTGTCCGTTAAACGTTAGTCCACCAGGCATCTTCATGCCTTCAAACTTTTTAAGGTTTGTGCCCCACTGTTCTTTTATGAGAACAGTGGCGTAGTTCTGAAGCCAACGCTCACCGTAACCTTTAGGGAATTCTTCCGGATCAACAACTTGATACGCCTCGATGAGAAGATAATCACCTTCATTCACGATGTTCCAATCCATATCGATGTAGCACTTGCCCATGATACGATTGAAGCGAAGAGGTTGTTGACCAACCAAGAACTGCTCCAAGAATTGAACGTGTTGGAGAGCCATGTAATATGGAACCATGCTTACTGACGTTAATGTATAAAGATCATTGAGAGCGATCTGGTAACGAATGTTAAACAGGTTGTTAGTGTTGAGAGCTTGACCGATAGGAAACAAGTTGACTACGCCTAGAACGTTATCTGGCATTGTGATGTACTTGTTAGTGATGTCAGTGTTTGTCACGCGATGCTTATAGTAGATCTTCTCAGCACCATCAAAGTGATAGTCCCAGTAGTACCTGATAGCTTCATCTACGCGATCATCGACTTGATCGTCGTCGACGTTGATTTCAATGACCGGAGCGCCCAGTTTTCTCAGGCAATAGTTCTTGAACTCTGTTTTTGACGTTGGTACGGCCATTTTCTGTCCTATAAATAAGGTATGATCTTGATTATTTATCTAATGAGGAGTTGGTATGTTTAGATCGTTATTGATTGCTTTGACTTTATTTACCGGTGTAGCTCAAGCTGAGACCCAACTTAAAGTTATCGTACCTTCAGAAAACGACACATATAGCATTAATGCTAGAGTGTTATCAAGATTCATCTCAAAGTATTTACCCGAACAACCCTCTGTAGTCATACAGACGATGCCCGGCGCCGCAAGTCTCATAGCAACAAATCACTTATATAACGTAGCTCCAAAAGATGGAAACACGATCGGTGCCATCTATAAAGATATTCCTATGGTTGGAGTTCTCGGCGGTGAGAACATTAGGTTTGATGTTAAGAAGTTTAACTGGATCGGATCAAACGCAGACGGTAGAAAAGACGCTGTCATCGTGTGGGCTAACACGAGAAACAAAAGCTTACTCGTAGGTTCTGAGAACTATCCCGGAATCAGTCTAGCTTTCTTCGTTCGAGATATCGGAAAGCAAGATTATAAGATCATCGCTGGATATGCTAATCCTGGACTAGCTCGTTTAGCTCTCGAGCAGAAAGAAGTCGATGCCGTCATCTATAACCTCTTAGGAATCAAGACTCAGAAGCCTAACTGGTTGAAAGAAGATTCTGGGATATATCCTGTCCTTCAGTTTGGTAACGGACCGAACAGACATCCTGATTTTAGAGGTGTACAAACTCTACACGAGATGGTACAATCTGATCAAGATCAAAAAATACTAGAGATAGTTGAAGCTTCATTAGCTACTCTGAGACCCTTCGTAGCTCCTCCCAATGTTCCGGAGAAAAGAGTAGCTGAGTTGAGAGAAGCTTTTAATAAAGCTGTCAGAGATCCTGAGTATCTCGACGAAGCTAAGAAGATGAACTTTGAAGTTAATCCTATCGAGTGGCAAGAGTTTAACACTCTTATCGATAAGATCTCTAATATAGATGAGAAGACTATCGAGAGACTGAAGTCGTTCAACGAGGTGAAGAAATGATTAAGCACTCCCTGTTCCCAACGCTAGTTATTCAGGAACAGTATGCTGACAAAGAAGAGTTTCAGAAGATTTTCATGAAGAAGATCTTTAAGTACATGACCGTTGAGGGATACTCGAATGAGTACACCAATCACGTTAACATACATCACGAGGAAACTTTTGCTCCCCTCTTCGGGCACGTCACTAAGATGATCGGACAGTATCTCGAGACTCTCGCTATTGATCCAGACATATTTGATATAAACATCATTAAGACTTGGATGAATATCACCAAGGAGAGACACACTCCGTTTCATAGTCACGAGGACGCTCATCTATCATTCACCTACTACGTTCACGTTCCGGAGAGACTAGAGAAACCATTGGTGTTCGCGTCGACTCCTCCACACATGAATGATCCATACTACGGTATGATCGCTTTCAACTCTAAGGAGAAGAACGAGTACAACGCTTACGAGGCTTCTTTCTCTCCCAAGTTTGGCGACACATTTGTCTTCCCAGCTAAGCTCAACCATTACACAGTAGGATACGGTGTCGATGAGAAAGATCCCGGCTGTAAAGGCGTTGAAGACCTTATGGATCGTCGCGTCTGCTTAGCGGGTGACGTTCTATTCACCTATAAAAAGAACATGCCAAAACCAACCGGAATCCAACCTACTACTAACTGGAGAATCTTTAATGAAGTACACGACAATCTATAATGATCCGACTGCGAGATCACGAATCACGCATGGCTGGACGCACTGGGACGATGCTTTTACCAGCGAAGAGTTGCAGATGATCATTGATTATTGTGAAGCTCAGGGAACAGAACCTGGAACAACGTTCTCCGGTAGCCAAGAAGAGACTGAGAAAGTTCGGCGCTCAAACGTAAAGTTTCACCCACGTAATCCAGACACGGCTTGGATCTTTGATCGCTTGAACTTCATCATTCAATCGAGCAACGAGATGTTCTACGGCTATGAGTTGAATGGTTACAGCGATTTCCAATACACGACTTACACGGCCGAACAAGAAGGTAAGTACGACTGGCACATGGATATCGGCCTCGGTCATATGCCGGCAAACATGAATGAGACTAGAAAGCTCTCATTGTCTCTATTGTTGAATGATGACTTTGATGGTGGTGAGTTTCAAATCAATGATGGACAAGAAGCTACAGCACCTGTTCTTCCGACACCTAAGGGAAGAGCACTCCTGTTCCCATCATTTATGATTCACCGTGTGAAGCCGATAACTCGAGGTATTCGTCGTTCACTGGTTGTTTGGGTAGTCGGACCGAAGTTTACTTAAGAACTTTGGTCAAGATCTGAAACATCGCTCATGAACCAGATAGACTCTTTTTGTTTCCTATACTTTGATGGGATCGAGTAATGTGGTTTATATGAATCTGAGATGAAATCTTGAATCTTTTCTTTAGTATCGAGATCATCGAAGATTCTACCCTTTTTCATGAATAGTGGGATCCACATACGAATAGGTGCATCTTTTAAACCGTTTCCATACTCTTTACATTTGCTCATTCTAAATTGTTCTATCTGTTCAGATGTGTATCCACTATTCATTAAAGTTTGAACTAGTTCATCCCACAGACACTTATAACACTCGAGACATGGTTCATTTTTTTCTTCACCTACGACGGGTGAATTACAAGAAAATGTTTTATTTCTTACATGTTCCGGTAAGTAAGTAAAAGCGTGCCACCTATTAAAATTATGATGATACTCGTGAGTTATCAGAGGATTCCAAAGTTCACCTCTCGTTGCTAAACGTTTAAACAATCTCTGTGCAGCAAAAGAAGAAGGATTACCTATCCTACCGTCAAACACGAGTCTCTTATTATATTGTTCCCAAGTTCTTCCGGTAGTAACTCTATCATAAGTACCATCGTTTAGATACGGCGCAGCGTAAGCCACTAAATATGTGTAGTAATGATTCATGACTTCTTCATCGTAATCATCGTCTGCGACTTGCTTCACGATAAAGTTAAAGTCACGTATCTTTTTTAACTCTTCTACGAGATCGTGTAAGTGACGATTCTGAATCTTAGGTGAAGAGATCTTATTTTTAGATCCCTCGGCAGTCTCAAATAAAATTGCGGTTACTTCATCGCTGGTTTCTGACAATAGCTTATACATAACAAATGTAGAATCCATACCGCCAGAAAAAAGAACTAGAGTTTTCAAGGTGACACCCATGCTTAAAAAAATCTTAACATCATTATTTATTTTATTCAGCTTAAGCTCCTACGCTGCTGAACCTATAACTATCGTTACATCTAGCACGGTAGGCGGAGGTCCATACACTAATGCTACGATCATAGCTAAGTATCTTAGTAAACATATGGAAGGTAATCCTAAAGTAGTAGTCTCGTCTATGCAAGGTGCCGGCGGTCTCGTTCTTAATAACTGGCTCTATAACAAAGCTGACCAACAAAACACGCTAGCGACAGTATCGGTAAATGGTAACTCATTCGTTACTGCTTTATCGGGAAAGAATCCACAAGTAAAATATGATTTGAATCATTTTAAGTATCTATTCGCTACTAATGATGGTGATAACGGTGTGTTTGTTATCTGGGCACATAATAAAAAAGGTCTCACTAATATCCAACAGATGAGAGAGAAGGGTAATCCATTTATCTTCGGTAACCAAGACACGAGTGAAAACAATCTAGTAAACTATATGCTTACTAAGATCTTAAAGATTGAGTCTAAGATGGTTTACGGATATAAGAATATTCATCAAGCTATTCTCTCTAATGAGATCGATGCTCGGTTCGGTACTCTACAGAACACTATAATGCTTTATCCGGAGTGGTTAAAGAAAGGACATGAGATTCAAGCGATAGCACAAGTTGGTGCTCTCAAGAGAAGTCCAGTCATACCAGAAGTCCCGCTGTTTGATGAGTTTGTTACCGACTTAGAACATAAGAAAGTATTAGAACTTTTCAGAGAACTTAATCAACTTACGCGTCCATATTTCGGTGGACCGGGAATGACACCGGAACGTGTAAAACAATTTGCCGAAGCCGGAAAAAAGATCGCTAGTGATCCAGAGTTTGATGAAGAAATGATAAAGATGGGTGGATCAAACTCACTCGTAGAATATGAGGAGATGAACGAGATAATGAAGATGATTATTAGCACAGATAAGTCCGTGCTAGATCTCATCAACTAAGCGATAATAGGTTTATTAGCTATATCGGAAAGATCATTCATATTCCAAATACTTTCTTTTGAAACGTTAGCGGGTACGCTATAATACGGTCTCACTTCTACAAACTCTTGAACTTTTTCTTTCGTATCAAGATCCATCCAAATCTTACCTTCACCCATAACTATAGGAAGCCAAGCTCTCATTGGAGCGACTTTAGAACCACTGCCAAACTCTCTAGCTTTTGTAAGCTTATAGTCTTCAAGTTGTTTCGCGGTCCATCTTTGAGCTACAACGGCTTCCGTAAACTTGTCCCATAAACACTTGTGGCAACCGCCACATGGAATCGCTTCATCATCTACAAAGTTAGGAAAATCGCATGAAAAAGTATGTTTTCTAATTTCTTTTGGAAGATAAGAAAAAACATGCCAACGATTGAAATCGCGATGATACTCGTGTGTAGTCAATGGTTTCCATATTGTACCCTTATGAACGAGCTTATCGAAAAGTCTCTGTGTCGCAAACGCGGACGGATTTCCTCTTATAGGAAGTTTAGTGAAAGGATCGATGAAGTTAACGACTCTTTGATTAAATTGTTCCCACGTTCTACCAGTTCCAACACGATCATAAATACCCTCGTTTAAGAAAGGCGCAGCGTAAGAGATTAAGTATGGATACCAGTGATGCATAATATCAGGTGGATAATCATCGTCGGCAACCAACTTTGTTATAAACTTAAAGTCTCTAATCTTTCTCAATTCTTCTACTAACGCGGGTATGTGTTTATTATTTTTATGAGGTGAAGCAATCTTATGTTTAGTATCTTCATCACGAACTAAATGCAGGGCCGTTACTTCATCTTTAGTTTCAGAAAGTAACTTATATAAAAGATATGCAGTATCCATACCACCAGAAAATGCAATCAATGTTTTTGTCAAGAGAGGTTCTCCAATGATTCGTAAACTATCATTATTGATTTGTATGTTATTTAGCTTTCCAACATTCGCATCGGAGACAGTGTCTATAGCTGTAGCTAGCGTAGTCGGTGGAGCGCCTTGGAATAACGCATTGATAGTATCAAAATATATGCAAAAATATCTTCCGGGAAATCCAAAAGTTGTAGTTACACAGATGAATGGTGCCGGAGGCGTCGTATTAGGTAACTGGCTTTATAATGTTGCTGATCCAGAAAATACAATCGGAACAGTAACCGGAAGCGGTGGTGCTATCATTGGTGCGCTGACACCAAATGAAAACATCAAATATGATTTAGATAAGTTTAACTGGTTGTTTGCTACGACAGACACTGACAATCCAGTGTACTGTATCTGGGCTACTAATAAGAATGGACTCACTAACATCAATCAAATGTTAGTTCCCGAAAACAAGTTCATCTATGGGACTCAAGACGTTGCGAGCGGTGAAAGTAACATTCAACTCTACATCGTCAAAAACATTTTAGGCATCAAGTCAAACATTGTCGTCGGATATAAAGATACACGACAAGCCATTCTTAACGGTGAGATCGACGCACGATTTAGTAGCTTAAGCGGACAGTTGTTATTGAATCCTGATATTCTAAATCCCAACAGTCAGATAAAACCTATTCTACAGTTCGGCAGTGATAAAAGAAATACACTTATCCCAGATGTACCTCTTTTAGAAGAAAAAGTTACTAATGAAGATCACAAGAAAGTTCTTAGACTGTTCACATTAACTAATAGAATCTCACGACCCTACTTCTCAAGCCCCAAGATGAGTGAGAAAAGAGTTAAAGAATTCATGAAAGCTGCAGAACTTATGGAAAAAGATCCTGAGTATCAATCAGAATTCAAGACAACGAACAAAGTTATTCAGCATAAAGAGTTTAACGCTATGATTAAAGACATCGTAGCAACCGATAAATCGATTCTAAAACTTATCAATTAATTTTGTCTGGGTTGAATCTCTGTGATGACTGTACCATCAATTTGTTCAATCTTTGTTTCAATCTTATGTTGAACATAACCAGAGACTGAGTTTGACGTAGAGTTTTTATAAGCTTTTACAAAATCGTTGCTCGTGTCATTAATAGCATTCCAGAAAGATAATGCTTCTTCGGCCGTTTCAAAATACCATACTTTCTTAGAAACATTATCTTCATAAGAAACTGGATCTTCCCTCAACAAAGTTTGTTGTTGTTTAACAACGTTCTCGTTAAAGTTATCTTTGACTAGTTGCTGATAGGTAGTAAGAGTGGCTTTTCTATTCCACTCTTGATCACTCGTCTTGTACGTATAACGAACTAGCTTAACAGGCATTATGGATTCTCCCTATTCAAAATCTTATTTATCGGGTCACTTTCTTTGAAAGTTAGATAGTCTGAAAATGTAGTATCAGTATCAACGACCACGTTGTCTCTATATTTATCAACACTTCTATCGAGTAAATCTACGTACTTATTAAGATTAGAACCCGTCAAACATCTTCTAAGTTCTTTAGGAGATATAATCATAAGAATCTTTCTGTGTCCCTTGATGTATTCACTTCTATGTTTCTGTCGAAGATTATTCCAAGCGAAAGAGTTAGTATCTTCTGGAATGGGAAGTCTATATCTTCTATGATAGTTTCCAGTGTTCCAGTCTAATGGATCTACTTCCATCTCTAACGTTTCATATGGATTATTATCAAAGATCTTGATTCTCATGCTGGCGGGCATATCTATCTGAGGACCAAAGTCTCGATGAGGAGGAACATCCCAGTTACTCGACCACATGAACCATTTAAAGTTTTGACGTTCAATGAATGGCATGTATTCGTGTATCTGTTCGAAAAGTTCAGGAAACTGATTGTATATCTCGGGGACTTGATTATCATTCCAAACATCTGAATGATCACCTACACCTTCTTCGCTGCTAGTGATTTGCTTGTATGGTGATCTACCGACTGCGCCAGAACCCGCTTGACTCAAGTGATCTGTTCTTATCTTTACGGCATTCTGAGATTTAGTGAAGAAGAACTCAACGAACTTGTTCATATCATTTGGTACAATCTTAGGTATAGCAAATGGAATGAAAAGATACTTTCCATAAGCTCTCTCTAGATCTGTATAAAGATCATTTCCCCACCAGCGAGTCGCTGCATAATTACGATTCTGTGTTAATACTTCTCTAGTCTCATTTAGAAGCTTTCCGTTTTCAGCTTCTGCGAGTTTAACATCACTTTCAAACTTTTGTTGTTCTGTCATTACATCTTCTCCATAAGAGATAAGAACTCTTCTCTTGTTCCAAAACTAAAGTTAGGATTATGTTTCACCCACTTTGTTCTTCTTAATTGTGTCAAAGCATCTTCATACTGTCTGCTGTATTGATATATGATTTTTGGTCTGAATGGAATACCATATATCCTATGTTTATATTCTTGTGCATCTTCATCTTTTCTTACTTCTTTTATCATAGCGTAAGTAATCTCAGGAGTGTAATTAAAGAAGTAATGTGTGTTGTGTTCACCTATAAGCACATCGTTATAAAAGTCCCACTCATTCGCACCAATTAATATTGATCCATCATCTTGATCATCGATCAAATGTTCAGCCATAACGAATACGCCGCTTCTTTCTTCTGCGTATTGGGCTGCCATATAAGTTGCTACAGCATTAAAACCATAGCCGCTAATCTTCATAAGAATATCGTTATAGTAACACTTGAGCATATCTGCTTCAGATTTCTTAATAACGATAGGATCAACATTATGTATACGACAGAAGTGATAAGCGTATGCTAGCTCAAGATTATTTCCGGGTGTCTCAATAATGATAGCTTTGAACTGAACGTTTTCTTGAAGAAACATCTTAACAACGTATTCAGAATCCATACCACCGCTAAGACCTACGTAGATATCTTTCTTAAGATCTTTGATCTTTTGAATAGTATAGCTAGAAGCTTCATCAAAAGATAAGTTTAAGTTCCAATCATCTATCTTTTTAAGATAGACTTTAAGATCGGTTGCTTTAACATCATCTCTATCAGATACGTTTGTCGTTAGCCAACTTTGATGAGTCGCCATCTAAACCTTTCCACGTACCAAAGATCATATCCCATATAGGAAAGAAAACACCATAATTCTTATGAGGATATTTATGATGTATCAGATGCCACTTACCGCTGGTGATGAATGGATACAAGTTAACTTTTGGATTATGTTCAACTGATTCTTGTATGAAAGCTGCCCAGACGTAATAGAAAACAAACAACCACCACTGACCAGTTATCGCGGAGAATATGATCGTAGGTATAACTTCTGTTATCCATTGATCGGCCGTTGACTTCCAGCTATCGAAGTATAAGAACACATTAGTCCAATGCAGTCCCCTGATAGTCGCGTTACTAACTTGCTTATGATGATCACCATGAATCTTATTCACGTAAGGTACGATGTGTACGATACGGTGCATCCAATAGATCATGAATGTCCAGCATAAGAAGTAGAATACGTAAGTCATAACTTTACTGGTTTCTCCGAGATAAAGTATTGTCTTGTCTGATATCCTCTCTTCGTGTGAGAAAGATACTTGTCTAACTTGAGAGTAGCATTCTTATATATCTTAAACATATCAGAATCTTGCTTATTCAACATAAACATGTCTCTGACACTTAAGCATGAGATAGCTGACTTCTTAGACTTAAAACGAAGTGGATTCTTAAGATCGTACACGAGATTATCGATGATCTTAATGTAATTAACATTGAAGAAGTCGTGAGTCATACTTTTTTCAACTACAACATTTTTAATATAGAACTCCATGATCATGTGTAACTGCTTACGTATGATAGCTTCAGCTTTAGGATCTGTGTAGAAGTTAACTCTTTGAAAGTTTTCATCTACTAAGTTTGACCCATAGTCGATTACTGCGTGATCATTAAAATCTGTGAAGAATAGATTGTTACCACCATCTATAGATAGCTTTGGCTTGTCTGAACACATGATGTAACATGTTTTCTTGTTGTTATTCTGACCGATGAAATACTTTAAGTCATGCCAGAATAACGTATGAACACTAGTGTATGGACCTAGCTGCAAAGCAAAGTCATCACCAAATTCTTTGATCAATGGAAAGTTTTCTGGATTATTAAAGTGCTTCGTGTAATCTTCTACTGTTATCTTAGTGTTCGGAAGATCTAAAGCTTTTAACGTTGGGTAAACGTTATGATATATGTCACCGTTATGATTCTCATCTACTCCATACTCACTGTCTTGTGAGAAAGCTCCAACGATAAGAATCTCATCTATATGAATGTTGTTGTAATAGAAAGCTTCTAAAACATTCGTCGAGTCTACGCCGCCTGAGTAGCATAATATAACGTACTCAAACTCATCACGAATCTGCTGCGCCCTACGACTATACAGTGTCCAAAGATCTTCAACGGGATCTTTAGTCCACTGCACTTGTCCAAACTCTTTGTCATAATAATAGAATCTTCTGATCCAATGTTTAGATTGTTTGAGAAGATCGTTTCTATTACGATAGATCTTTTTATCACCATCGTAATAGAACACATTTTCATTAAGCTTCATAATTTATTGCGCAAGCTTTCCTTGCTTAGCTTTCTCAAGGAGTTCAAGGATATCATCATCTGTCATGTTACCGTCTGGCTTCTCACCGGATCCTTCTGTAGTAATAGCGGTAGGGGGTGGCTCTAGAGATACCGTTACCGTTTTCTTTACGTTCATGAGATCTTTAAGAGATGACAGAGAAGTATCTACTTCAGTGTTGGCAATCTTTTCTTGAGTATCTAGCCAATGAACCGGTGCTCTTGAAAGAATAAAGTTGTGAAGATCTTCGCCCTCAGGTGCAGGGATCGGAACATTAATGTTATAATCAGTCCTGCATCTTATAGGCGAACCATCTAATCTTTTTTCAACTGCATCTGGGATCGTTGCTAACATTTCTTCTGTTATAAGATCAGTGAAGTATCTAACAACGATTGAGTGCTCATCAGGATTTACTTCTATGATTTTATAATGAATATCCATAATCTTCCTCTTAGCTTATTGGTCCGTTGCGTGTTCCCGTTGCAACGTAGATAATGTTTGAGTTACCAGAGATAGCAGGTCCCTGTGAACCCGGTGAACCGGCGCTTCCTGCGGGTCCGGTCGGACCAGTTGAACCAGTCGGTCCAGTTGAACCCGGTGATCCAGCGCTACCCGCAGATCCGGTCGGACCAGTTGAACCAGTCGGTCCCGGACTACCCGCTGGGCCAGTTGGACCAGTTGGTCCTTGACCGCCACCGGCACCGCCAGCACCGCCAGCCCAATAGTTAGCATAGTAAGGTACCGGCGGATCAGCTTTTGGACCCGGTGTGTAAAGAAGCTGTGCCGTTCCTTGGTTACCACCGGCTCCGGAAGCTTGAATACCGCCACCCGAACCACCCGCGCCGCCGCCATACCAACCGCCGCCTCCGCCGCCAGCAGATGCACCACTCGCCGCACCACCATCGTAAGCATATACGTTATACGCTGGATAGTAGTTTGGAGGATCTGCTTTCGGACCCGGATAATAGAACGCAGCTACGTAAGTGTAACCACCTTGACCGCCACCGGCAGGTGCAGAATAACTCGCTCCACCGCCGCCACCAGCACCGCCGGTGATATACTTAATCGCTTCTTGTGTAAGACCCGTGAATCTTACGCCCGGACCGTAGAAGCCTGAACCACCGCCGCCACCGCCGCCACCGCCGCCGTTTCCGCCATCGCCGCCGGGACCACCGGGACCTGCTGCGCCACCTGGACCACCCGGACCTCCTGGGCCGCCGGGACCTGCACCACCACCAGCTCCTCCTGGGCCACCGGGGCCGCCCGGACCACCGGGACCACCGGGACCTGCTGGACCGCCACTTCCTCCGCTTCCGCCGGTAAGTGTACCCGCGTTATTCAACACAGTCGTTAAGCCAGTTACGGTGTCTGCTAAGAATGAGATACCACCGCCACCACCGGCGCTACCGTTACCACCGGTTCCACCAGTCGCGCCTGCACCGCCTGTTCCACCGGGTGATCCATTCGTTCCGTTTCCACCTGTGCCGCCAGTACCACCCGTTCCGCCGGGACCGCCTGTGCCACCAGTACCACCCGTGCCGCCTGCGCCGCCAGGTGAGCCAGATGAACCCGCGTTACCCGCAACGTAGTTAGCGCCACCTGTACCACCCGCGCCGCCTGCACCATGTGGACCGGTACTACCAGTTGAACCAGTCGAGCCCGCTGTGCCTGTTGAACCAGTCGAGCCAGTAGAACCAGTCGATCCGGGAGTTCCCGCTGCGCCAGTAGTACCTGTAGAACCAGTGTTACCCGTTGAGCCGGTACTTCCAGGTGAACCAGCTGGACCGACGCCACCACTGATCGTGTTAGCGTTCTGAATGTATAACCATGAACCCGGCGACCAACCTGTACCCGTTCTAAACGCAGCAGTCGTGTTTGAAGATGAACCTACCGAAGCATTGATGAAGCAAAGAAGATTCAAGGGATAGGTTGGACTGCTAGCTTGAGTGAACAAGTTAATGTTGTTCGCCGCTGAACTAATCGTAACTACTTGTGTTGGTCTTGGAATAAATGCTACGAACATTCTTTTACCTTACGTCTGGTAGATATGAGCCATAGAGATTGGTGCCATCACTTACGAAGCTGAAGAGATCTCTCTTACCGCTACCGGTGCTTAACACGGGAGCTACACCAGCAACCCACTTAAAAGAAGATCCCCATGTAACTGTCCTATTTCCTGTACCATCTTGGATCAAGTGAAGAATATATGTTCCAACTTTAAGGTTAGTTGGATTTGAAACCGTACGGTTACCACCTAGGGTTAAGTAAGCGATCTGACCGTCAGCGGTGTTCCAGCTAACGGTTGATCCATCAGTTAGTGTCTGTGACAACACGTTAGCTTGCGCGGTGCTTACCGTTCCAGTAAAACCGGAAGGTGTAAACACTGTGTTTCCAAGCGATACTTGTGTAGAGTTAGCTACAAAAGCACCATTGACTGATAGTGTATTCTTTACTACGAAACTTGCGTCGGCCATTGGTTCACTTTCCCCTAGGCTATTTTAATCTATTTATCTAACGTCTATGATGTACGTACCATACATGTTCGTGCCGTCAGAGATGAATGAGATGATATCTCTCTTGTTAGCGCCAGTCGAAAGGACTGGAGCCACACCGCCCGGCCACTTGTAAGCTGAACCCCACGTGATTGTTCTGCTGCCCGTAGCGTCTTG